TTCAGGAGCGAATTGAAACGGGACAGCGGCTAAATATTAGCATGTCCACTATTTCAAAGGAATAAGCGGTTCTCTTTATCGAAGTTCAGAACCGCCTGACCAATAGCCCCAGCGTCCGGTTGGTATCGGATCTTCTTAATATAGATTCCGGTTAGGGAATCATGCTCCATGTTCCCCATACGCCCGACAATCACGCCGATGTCCGCTTTGTTCGCCCAATGGCTAGAATCCGCAAGGCTGTAAAGACTCAGATCGGCACTATCAATTCCGGCGGAGCCTTTGGTGGGATGAACCACCACGCAAACCAGAACCTCAAAACGCATGGCAAACGATTTCAATTTACGAATCGCCCGCCCGATATATTCCGTCATGCTTTCGTCTGGCCGTTTCCGGTGTTCAATTTCATTGAACGGATCGATCAAAACTACGCGCACACCGTCACGGATGACCGCCGTTTCCATCCGGTCAATCAGCCAATCAATATCGTGTTCCGTGTTCATGTCCGCCCGATTCGGCGCGATGAAAACAAAACGCTTTTCTAAGAACGCTTCAGCATCCGCCCTGCGCTGTGGTGATACGCGCTTAACGTTTGTTTGAAGGTAACCCGTCATGATCGAATTCGTGACGTATGGGACCACTTGCATTTCGAAAGAGGCAACCGCCACGGACCAACCATGCATTGCCGCCAGATTAGCAACAAGCTGCATCGTCCATGTTGATTTACCATGCCCCGGAAAACCGCCAACAACCATGAACGCGCCAAGATAAGGCTTCAGGAATTCGTCAACGTTATTCCACCCCGTCGAAACAGTCCGGATCGGCTGCTCTGGCGGGAGATCGGAGAAACGATAAACGCCCTCCACAGGATATGGCTTTGCCGCACGGATAACTTGCTGGATTGCATCCGTGCCTTGTTCAATCAGAAGTTCATTCCAATCTTTGATGCCCGTGGGCATTGTTGTGAACGAACAACGGATGCGATCAAGACGCCGCACAAGTTCAGCCGCTAACCTTTGACCCGCTTCATCCGAATCAGTGCCAATAACTATTTTCGGAATTTTGGCGATGTCATCCCAATCTGCTTGCAGATATGAGAATTTAGTATCGTCCTCTGGAATAATATCATCCGCGTTTTCCGGAACGTGAATGAGCCGCCCTTCTGCATCACGCGCAGGAGGCGCACCATCAGGCACAGAAACAACAAACGGATAACCCGCTTCCATAACAGCAAGCGCATCCATTTCACCTTCCACAATGAGAAGAGGATACTTGCCTGTCGTCAGTAAGGAATCTTTGAGGATGTCCAAATTCCAAAACTGTTTCCTAGCATTCGCCATTTGCCAGAATAGTTTTTTTGGACCCCGATATTTCGCCCCGACTACTTTGTCCTGATGAATGTATGGGAAGACTAAAACGTCCCCGTCATCATTCTGCTGGACAGAGCCATCGCTCCCGCGCTTTGCGCTGTAAAGCCCCATATGTAGGGCTGTTTCGATGCTGATCTTTCTTGAAATCAGCCAACTTGAATGAAGGTCGCTTATCATCCCAGAACTCCCCGCCCGACCAATTGCAATTAAAGCAACGCCAACCAACGCCGCTTCCGTCCACACGAACCGATAAACACCTGTCGTGTTTATTTTTTCGTGTCGCGCTGCACATAGGGCAGTATGTTTTCTGTGATCCGTCCTTGCTCCTGATGTTGATGCCGTGCTTCCTTGCCAAAGCTAGAACATCCATTGTCGTCCCCGTTTTTGTTTATGAATTCACGGCCCCAATCTTCAATGATTCCACGCGCAATCTCAAGCCCTGTTAAGAACCCAACGTCGAATTCTTCAGAACCTTCGTCTATAGAATCAGTTTCGATCAAGTGAACAATTTCACCGTGTAATTCGGTAAACTTGTGAACCGCTAAAGCAGTTTTATTTTCTAGTTTTTCAACGCGCAGCAAAAGCTCTGCAACGTCAACGTTTGTCGGTGTCGTTACCATTATTTTCTTCCGTCCAAAGGCTAGTCTTATACATAACCAAATCGACAAACATCAGATACGCTACATATGCGCAAAGAATTGCAAGGGCCACTACGAATAGTGGCCCCGCTAATGCAATCAATGCCATAAACATGACAGCGATCATTGATTGGAATCCGGATCATCAACTTTTGCTGGCGCAAACTTCTTTGCAAAATCAGCAATACCTTGATCAAGTTCCGTTTCCGCCGTCATGACAACAGTTGTCGAAGACGCTGGCGCTTTAGGCGGCACAGGGATGTTGTCTTTGATCTGCGCCGCTGAACCAGCAAACGCCAGATAGTTGATGCCATCCCAATAGTTTTCGCCGTTCTTCCAATCAGGCGCGATTCGAACAAGCTTCAAGCAATGCATGAACATGTTGGCATGGTAAGGCGTCATCTGTTCGCCCGTGATGGTCGTGTAGATGATGCACAGGCGTTCCATCAGTTGATCGACATCGCCGTAATTGCTCTGGCGGTCATTGAAGATCGAAGCCGCCTTTGTAATGATTTCCTTGTATTCCATTATTCCGTTTCCTTTTTGTTTTGTTCTGCAGCGATATACTCTGCACCTGAACGTGTTGTGAAAACTGCGCCGCCCGTGAATTCCAGAATGTTTGTGCGGCCATCATTGGTCACATACCAAAACGGCCAGTTGTCGGTGTCGTCAGACGCGGATCGTGCCGTGTATGGACCCTTCCCGCGAAGTCGATATTCGATCATTTGATTCGCTCCTTGCTCAAACGAAGTTACGGGAAGGCATCATACCCTTCTTCGCTAGGTTGTCAACTGTCAGTTGAACCTTTTTGATCTCTTCGTCGTCCCACCGCCCTTGATTGAGCCATGTAGCGGGGTGAGGCGTGAATTGAACATCCTTGCCCTTGCGCTGTGTTGCGAAGATAGAGGCCGCCTTAAGCAGGGTTTCGCGGTCTTTGATCTTGACCGCCCTAGCGTAAGCTTTTTCAGCCGCCGCCTTTCCTATGCGGCGCGGGTACGCCTCCCAGAATTGCTCAAACCCGTTATCCGCCTTTTCCGGCGGTGTTGGAGATATAGAATCTATATTGATAGGTTCTATGATAGGTTTGTGTCGCTCACAGCGACTACCCTCCCCGCTATTAGCGACTACCCCCTCCCCTGTTTGGTGGTCGCTCACAGCGACTACTACCCGCAAATTGAGGTCATAGCTGTTGCAGAGATTGACGCCGTTTTGCTTCTGGCGGCGGACGGAAACAAGGCCCCGTTCTTCCAATCCCTTAATGGCGCGAATCACCGAATCCTTGGACATGCCCGTATCGGAGCAAAGGCGGGTGATAGACGGATAACAATGCAGATTTTCATCCGCATAGTTCGCCATCATTAACAGGATAAATTTCTCTTTAGTGGGGAGATTCTGGCTTATAGCCAACGACATAGCACTAAAACTCATTCCGGCCTCCTACAGCTATTGCCGCAAGGAGCCAGATGCTGCTATATATAGCGCAGTTCCGGATTTCCTTGCCAAGCTTTCATCCGTGAACAGGCCTTGCCGGGCCGATCCACAATTAGCCGCCTCCGGATTCTTTCTGGGGGCGGTTTTTTTATTTTACGCTTTTAGCCTTGGAGGTCAAACGCTTTCGGCGTTTTTTAAGGTTCGTCCCGTTCTTATCGACGGCTTGGATCTCAATGCCATGATATAATTCGGCGGCCTTTTTCCGAAGCCGATAGGCTTTATCCCGTTCTGTTCCCGCCGTCTTTACGTCTTCGACTACAACTTCACCGCTTTCTGAATCACGATAACGGAAGTCTGCGGTGTAAGTGCAGAAGTGCTGATTCATTATTTCAACGGGGAAACGCGGCTGGCGTTCCAATTCTGAAATTTCTTTTGCTTTTTGAAGCAAAACCAATTCGCAATATCGGATCATCTCCGATTTTGAATCAAAAAGTATTCCGTCAAACGTCCGCGCTGATTCAGCCGCAACTGGAAACCGACCCCTTTTCATCAGTCTGTGCCTTTAGGGAAGAAGTCATGGGCGGTCAGAGTGATCCCATGCTGTTTAGCGGCGATCATCAGTTCGATCTGGCGGCGGTGCGGGATCAATCCATTGCAACCGCCCACACGGGCGTCTGTGTTCCACTTGTAGACAGCCTGAACGGAAATCCCAAGTATCCGTGCCACGTTACGCGCACCACCACACTTATTGATGACCCTTTCAGCGACCTTATGCATATCAATCCTCAACTACAGGGTTGCAACTATTCCTTTAATCGTCTATGTTACTAACGCTTGAAAGTCAAGGAGAAACACAATGAGTCGTGCAGGAGCGGATTGGGCGGAATCGGAAATCAACTTGGTCAGAGAATTGGCGGCGCAGGGTTTTTCGACCCAACAGATCGCGCAGCAACTATCTGGGCGGACAAGAAACGCCGTTATCGGTCTGACCCACCGCAAGGGGATTATATTGAACCCTGCGTCCAAGAATGCACCGCCTAAGCTCCCAAGGGGTTTGAAGGCGCGGCAGAAGATCGCCCACAAGCCCAAGCCGGACATCGAAACGAAGAAAAAACTTTCCAAATTTTTGTTTGGCAACGGCTCCGAAGGGCCTCCGCAGCCGCCACAGAAGGTTGTGGATGAGGTCGTGGTAGGGAAGCCTGTTACCTTCATGAATCTCAAAGACAGGCACTGTCGGGCGATCCTTGGCCCCGTGGATGGGATCAGCACCCTGTATTGTGGAAAGGCTGGTCGTATCGGGACATCATGGTGCGAAGAGCATCACGCCAAGTTCTATGTAAAGAAGGAGGTTAAAGGTGTTAAAAAAACACAAGGAAATAGTCAGCAAGCTTAATGACTTAGGCGTAGTTGTGTATGTGGAGGTTACAAGCAATCACACCAAACTGCGGCTGAATTATAAAGGCACGAACTGGACTTATTTTTGCGCCACAACCCCTTCAGATCCAAGGGCGATAAAGAACCTAGTGGCGGACGTAAGAAGATGGACAAGGAGAGTGGATGATGGTGCGGGACTTCCAAAAGGCGCGTGATGCTTCTGATGAGGCGGTGTTCAGAGCCGCCCAGTGGCTTCAACGGGATAAGAACGTCACCGTTCGGATTAATCCTGAGCCGCCGATGCCTGACAGTGGAAATTGGATGGATAAGCGCGATGGAGGTGACATCATCGCCTATATCGAACGGATCGTGGAGGTGAAAGAGAAGCCAGATTACAAGTTCACCTGTCGGGAGGATTTCCCTTTTGACACAATCATGGTGTCAAACGTCGAATCCGCCGACCGCCATGTGGTTCACATGTGGATCATAGTGTCTGGCAATAAGACCCATGCCGCCGTGATCTTAGGGAAGCACAAGCCGCAATTTCAAAAAAAGAACATCTGGTGTCCCAACACGGAGAAGCATGAACTTAAGTACATGTGTCCTGTGGATTATGTGGAATTTGTCAAATTATAAAATAACAGTTGACATCCACAGCCGATAGACATAAATTCGTATTGTCAAAGGAGCGAACCAATGGCATTGACAGAAGAACAACAGAAACTGCGCCGCACCCTTGTGGGTGGGTCAGATACAAACATCATCATGGGTGGTGATGAGGAGAAGATTTTGAAGCTCTGGCGCGTCAAGCGCGGAGAAGAAGAGTCGGAAAATCTGGATGATATTCTCCCCGTCCAGATGGGAACCTTCACGGAACCCTTTAACGCCCAGTGGTTCATTAAGCAGACAGGCCGCCAGATCACCAATCAGGGTGAGAGCCGTGTCAGCATGGATTACCACTTCATGGGCTGCACTCTGGATGGGATCACCGACGATGGTGTGACTGTTTGGGAAGCCAAGCATGTTTCGGCGTTCGCCAAGGAAGATGAAATCCTTGAGCGGTATATGCCGCAACTGCATCACAACATGATTGTCACGGGTCTGGAGAAGGCGGTTCTGTCCGTGTTCTTTGGCAACCACAAGTGGGAGAAGTTTGAGGTCAACAAAGACCC